CTTAAATCAAGTCGATGTCACCGCAGCCCGTCCTGATGAGTTTGCAGAAATGATTTTAAAAAATGTTGAACTCGTTCCTCAATTTGCAAGAGGTGGTCTTGCTCGGGTATTGGAGTTATAATGGCAATTACTTTATATGATACACTAGGAAGAAGAAAAGGAATGCAATTTCCCCCATGGATGGAAGCCGTTGCAAAAAAGATTCTAGAATATAATAAAACTAAAGATCCTAAAGTATTTATTAGTCGATCAACAAGACAACTGGAACCGGGTTCTCCGACACTAAAACTAGAAGGGTTTTTAGATCAAAATCAAGCTAAACACTTTGCTAAGGCTACTGATCAGCAGATTGCATGGTTGGCTGAAAAAACGGGAGTGAGTCCAACGGTTATTAAAAATGCTCAAACTAAATATAACGCCCTTTCAGCAAGTGAAAGACGTTCACCAGTTGCAACCGAAGGTCAGTTAAGAGCTTTTAATAAAAGAACAGCGATTCAACAAGATATTTTAAAACAAATTGATAATAAAGGTATTACTTCTAAAGAGATTGCTAAAAATTTAGGCATGAGTCATAAAAAACTTCTTAAAGAAAGCGAAAAGCTTTTTAAAAATATTTATGACCAAAAATATTTCCATAATAGCGGAAAAGCTTTTACTTCAACTTATTTACCCCACTCGATTTCAGGATTAAATACAGCTTTAGATAAATTATGGAAAGTAAAAGGATTTGGAGCTCCTGAAGCTCAAACGTGGTTTAGATTAGTTCGAGATGCTAGAGAAGCAGGCAGACTGACTGCTGATCAATATAAAAAAGCAACTTCAGATGTTAAAAATTTTTATGACATGAAAAATGTCATTCAGAAAAAATATCCAAGTGTTATATTAAATTTAGACCATCCTTTATCTCGTGGAACTTTAACGACGTTAAATGCTAAGGGAGAAAAATTTTTAACGGGTATTCCAACTACGCAACGTTTCAATATAGGCATTAAAGAAAGATTAGATGTTAAATATAGAGATGCTATAAGGGACGTTAGGAAAGGTATTTCTGGCGCTGCGGAAAAGAAAGCTGCTTTAGAGACTTTAGCTAAAGATTTAAAAATTGATATTGGAGAAGTAAGTAAAACCGGCAAGAAGATAATTAGCACAGGTCAAGATAGTATTATATTAGGAAAAGCCCCTCTTGGAGAAAGTATTGTCAAAGGTTTAGAAAAACAAAACGTACTCGCTAAAAATATAAAGAATGTTAACCCTGAACTTTTAGAAGCGGCTGGGATGGATCAATATTTTAAAAAGGCTAAGCTACCAGAAATTCCTGCTCGAACAATTGAAGGGATCAAGAAACTTTTTAATTCAGGAAAATATGATTTTCAAAAGAATGTTGCTGTTGCATTACAGTGTCCTATTCCGAAGGCTGAGGGAGGACGAATTGGTTATGCCTTAGGAAGTGCAACTATAAACTGTGTTAATACAAAATTAACTAACGAACCGGTTCAATCTTCTTTAAAATTAAAAGCTGCAGAAGGAGTTGGTAAAATTAGAGGGGCAGCAACAACCTTTTTAGGAATGTTGGGTAGAGGCGGAGTGAAAGCTGCGCCCTATGCCGCACTGGCTGCGGTAGGAGCAGCGGCAGAACCGCTAGTGAAACAATTTGTAATCGATGATCCTAATACTTATTTAACAAACGAAAATCAACAGAAAGGAATGCTTCTTTCATTACTTGAAAGAGAACCTGCCAAAGTTGATGAAGAAATTTTAAAATATACCGTCCCGACAGGAGCAGCAGCGACATTAGCAGGCGCGGTCCCCGGTGCCGGAGAACTGTACAAACAACGAAGAGCCATTCGTCCAGATAAATTGATAGGGCCTATGGAAAAAGGAGTGGGTCCAACGCGAGCAGCTCTGGGTGTTAGTGGGGTGTTAGGAAAAGCTGTGGGGGCTACTTTTTCTCCCTTAGCGGTAGCAGCCACTTTACCTATAAGCGTAGCAGCGCAAAGAGAAGGCGGAACTGATTATGGCGACATTGCAACAGATCCTATGAATTGGGCGGGCCCCGCGTTCGCGAGTGCTGGATCAGATATAGCCTCTAAAGGAATTAAGAATCCTCTGTTATTAAAAGCTTTAAGATTAGGAATGAGTCCGAGAACTTTAATGTTAGGTTCTAGATTCTTAGGATTACCTGGATTAGCTCTGACAGGAGGAATGTGGGCTTATGACAAATGGAAGAAGGGTCAAGTTGAAAAAGATGAGGAATTCAGAATGAGGAGATATAGAGATGATGAAGATGAATAAGACGCTCGTTAAAAATATGAAGGATGTAAAATGGAGAGCGATCCCTCCTTTAAAGGGCCCTGATTCACAAGGGTTGAATAACACTTTAAAACAGGTTAAGAATGTGATAAATTCGGGAGATAAAGCAAATGGCAAAAAAAGATAGTATCGACAAGGCTCTACCGAACGTAGACCCCGAAGTCGTATTACCAGAAGATCAGATCGTCGTAACGGAAGAAGATAAACTTTCAGAAGTCACACCTGAAGGTGCTGAAGTTGTTATGGACGAAGAAGGCGGAGCAACCGTTGATTTTGATCCTAATGTTCAACCTCAAGGAGGCATGGAACATGGCGCCAATTTAGCAGAAGAATTAGAGAATACCACGCTCGGAAGACTCGGATCCGAATTAAATGAAAATTACATGCAATACAAAGCTTCCCGAAAAGAATGGGAAGATAGTTATACTAAAGGTTTAGACCTTTTGGGTTTCAAGTATGTCAACCCGACACAACCGTTTCAAGGAGCAAGTGGTGCAACGCACCCCGTGCTCGCAGAAGCGGTGACACAGTTTCAAGCACAAGCTTATAAAGAATTACTTCCTGCCATGGGTCCGGTACGGACTCAAGTTTTAGGAAGACCTAGCCGTGAAAAAGACGACCAAGCGGTTAGAGTAAAAAATTTCATGAACTATCAGCTCATGGATGTGATGAAAGAGTATGAACCCGAATTTGATCAAATGCTTTTTTATCTCCCTCTTAGCGGCTCTTCATTCAAAAAAGTTTATTACGATGAACTTCTTGGAAGAGCCGTATCTAAATTTATACCCGCTGATGATTTAATTGTCCCGTACACGGCTACCTCATTAGCCGATGCGGAGGCAGTTATGCATGTCATTAAAATGTCTGAAAATGATTTAAGAAAAAATCAAGTGAACGGCTTTTATCGAGATGTAGAATTGAAACCTGGGTATGATCAAGAAACTGAAGTTGAGAAAAAAGAGAGACAACTAGAAGGAATTAAAAAAACAAGAGATGAAGATATGTTCACGCTCATCGAATGTCATGTTAATTTAGATCTAGAAGGTTTTGAAGATGTAGGTCCCGATGGAGAACCTACAGGAATTAAACTTCCATACATCGTAACGATTGAAAGTAATTCCAGAAATGTTTTGTCTATTAGAAGAAACTATAAACAAGACGATCCATTAAAAAACAAAATACAATATTTCGTTCATTTTAAATTTTTACCTGGCCTAGGTTTTTATGGCTTTGGATTAATTCATATGATTGGCGGATTAAGTCGTACAGCAACGACAGCTCTTCGTCAGTTATTAGATGCAGGAACTTTAAGTAACTTACCTGCAGGATTTAAACAACGAGGAATACGAGTAAGAGACGAGGCCCAAGCAATACAGCCCGGCGAATTTAGAGATGTCGACGCACCTGGTGGAAATATCAGAGATGCATTTATGACTCTACCTTTCAAAGAACCATCACAGACTTTATTGTCTTTGATGGGAATTGTTGTCCAAGCAGGACAAAGATTTGCCGCCATCGCTGATATGCAGGTCGGAGACGGCAACCAGCAGGCCGCTGTTGGGACGACTATTGCTCTCTTAGAACGTGGTTCAAGGGTCATGTCAGCGATTCACAAACGATTGTTTGTGGGGCTTAAACAAGAGTTTCAATTGTTAGCTGGCGTATTTAAAACTTACCTACCTCCAGAATATCCTTATGATGTTGTTGGAGCTCAAAGAAATATTAAGGTCGCAGACTTTGATGATCGAATAGATATTATTCCCGTAGCGGATCCTAATATTTTTTCTCAGTCTCAAAGAATATCTATGGCCCAAACTCAATTACAATTAGCAATGGCTAATCCACAACTCCATAATTTATACGAAGCGTTTCGTACCATGTACCAAGCGATCGGAGTTAAGGATATTAATAAAATTTTACCCCCACCGCCTCAACCGAGTCCACTCGATCCAGCGGTAGAAAATATTATGGCTTTATCATCAAAACCTTTCCAAGCTTTTAAAGGTCAAGATCATCAAGCTCATATTACTTCACACTTAGCTTTCATGTCTTCGAATTTAGCAAGAAACAATCCGATGATTTTAGGAGCTTTAGAGAAAAACTGTTTTGAACACATCTCCATGATGGCTCAAGAACAAATTGAAGTAGAATTTAGAGAAGAGATGATGCAGCTACAACAAATGCAACAGATGGCTCAACAAAATCCTCAGATGCAGCAGAATCCACAATTCCAACAACAGATTATGCAGATCTCTATGCAAGTAGAGTCTAGAAAAGCAAAACTTATCTCTGAAATGATGATAGAGTTTAAAGATGAAGAATTAAAGATTATGGGTCAATTTGGAAATGATCCTATTGCTAAACTTAAAGCAAGAGAACTTGATTTAAGAGCAATGGATGATTCTGTTAAACGAGAACAAGCTCAGGAGAAGATTAACATGGATAGATCCAAACAACTTATGGGTCAACAGCAATTTGATGAAAAACTAGAACAAAATGAAGATTTAGCTGAATTAAGAGCAGAAACTTCATTAACTAAACAAATGATGTCTCAAGAAGCTAAAATGCAACAAGATAGAATGAAACAAAGAGACGTTAAGATCTTGAAAGGTCCTAGAAGATAGGATACAAACTAATAAGGAGAAAAATATGACAAAAACAGAAGTAGGATATCCAGACGGTGGAAAAAAATACGAAGGTGCTGAAAAGAACTTTGGTAATGATCCTCGTTCGGAAATCGTAAACAACCAAGACAGACCTGTCAATCAGATTGACAAAGGAACAAAGGTTACTGTTAAGGGCGTAGGCAAAGCTAGAAAACAAACCGCAACTTGGTTCTAATATGGCTTGGTTCGGCTTAGCAAAAATTGCACTACAAGCTGGAAGCAAGATATATGCCAATCGTCAGAAGACGAAAATGGCTATGTCTGATGCACAGCTTATGCATGCACAGCGTATGGCCTCCGGTGAGGAAACTTACCAGGGCAAACTTTTAGAAGCCCGGCAAAACGATTACAAGGACGAAATCGTTCTTGCGATACTTACGCTCCCAATAATTGTGCTCGCCTGGTCGGTGTGGACAGAGGATCCGGCGGCTATGGAGAAGATCGACGTCTTTTTTGAGTATTTCTCGAATCTTCCGAAATGGTTCACTAATTTGTGGATTTTGGTCGTAGCTAGCGTATTTGGAATAAAAGGAACGCAGATATTCCGTAATGGCGGAGGAAAAAAATAAGTTGCGTTATATAAACAAATAGAATAGGAATTAACATTATGGCTAAGAAACTTAAAAAATTTTTAAAGAAAGCTGGTAAAGCAGCTGCCGTGGCTGCAGCACTTTACGGTGCTTCTAAATTAGGTCGTAAAGGAAACGTTGCAAAAACAGCTGCGTCTGAAGATGCAAATATTGGATACAGTCCTTTAAGAATCTATGATGATTACAATTACAAACCTAAAATTGATTTAGGTGGGATTGATCCAGGACCTACACTTGCTGCTGAAGGTGGTAGAATAGGTGCTAAAAAAGGTGGTCATGTTACTGGAATTGCTAAACGTGGTTTTGGTAGAGCATTAATGAAGGGGAAAAAATAATGAGACAAAATGGTGTAAGAAGCAATGTTAGATTTCCATACGCAAGTGGTATGAAGAAAGGTGGCAAAGCTAAAAAACAAGGTTACAAAGATAGAGAAGATGAATCTATCAGTGCTAGACGTGGAAAAGAATCTGGCAAGAAACAATCTTTCAAAGACAGACGTGACGAGTCCTATGGAAAATGGGGCAAACGTAAAGCTGGAAAAATAAATAAATAATATGGGCGATATTTCTAAAAGAGGTCATGGTATTGAAAGACGCAATACGAGCCGAGAAAATCGTTTAGAAGAACTTGGTCGTGTGGATGCTGAAAAAGGCTACACAAGAAAAGGTAAAAGAAATTTAAAAGACGAGAAAAAAAGAATCGTTCGTGAGCTACATGCTGACGGAGGTCGTGTTGGAGCTAAAGACGGCAAATGGATTCAGAAAGTTAATAAGTCCATTGAAAAAAGAGGAACAAAAGGCAAATGTACTCCTATAACAAAACCAGGATGTACGGGTAGAGCTAAAGCCTTAGCAAAAACATTTAAGAAAATGGCGAGAGAAAGAAAATCAGCTTAATGAGGCAAGTCTTAATAGACGCGTTAGAGAAACAGTACGAAGCCGAAATTGCATCAGCAGATGCAGTTATTAAATTACTATTGGAGAATTCAGTAGGGGTAAGCGAACATTTGAACCATCAAAAAGAATTAGATTGTCAGTTACACAAAATTGCTTCTGCAGAAGAAAAAATACAAGTATTAAAAGATTATACTATTCCTAAGGGAGAATAATGCCATTTAGATCAGAAAAACAACGTAGATATCTTTGGAAAAATGAACCAAAGATTGCAAAAGAATGGACAAAAGCTTATGGTAGTAAACCAGTAGGTAAAAAGAAGAAGAAGAAGAAAAAGAAATAATGGAAGATTTAGTA